GTCTTGCGATAGAACCGGGTGCGGAACGCGGTCTTGCTGGTGCCCAGACGCTCACCCTTGTCCACTACGAGGTACTGTCCGTGCAGGTCCTTGTATCCCTCACTCGCAGGTGTCCCGGTCAGACCCGTGGACCACTTGAATTGCCCCAGCACCTTCTTCAGCGCCTTGACCCTGTTGGTGCTGCTGTTCTTCATCTTGTCCACCTCGTCATAGACGATCCCGTCGAACGGGACCGGCAGACCCTTGCGGACGAAGTAGGTGTGAAGACTTTCTGAGAGCCATTCGAGGTTCTCATAGTTGATCACGTAGATGTTCGCGGGTCTGAGCAGGGCACGGACCCTCTGGTCCTTGGTGCCCATGACCATGCTGAACGTGAGTGCCCCCAGATGGCTCCATTTGGCCGCTTCCTGCCTCCAGACGAGGCGGCAGACCCTGATGGGTGCCACGACCACAACGGCACGCAGGAAGCCTGTCTTGACAAGGTGTGCGATGCTGGTGAGGGTGATCGAGGTCTTTCCTAAGCCTATGTCAAGCCAGAGCATCGACGCGGGATGCGTACACTGGTGAACCACTGCCTTCTGCTGGTAGGGGTGCAGGTTCTCGGGTGTCAGCATGACATGTACGCCTTGATCACTTCCGCTGCGACCTGCGGGACGATTGCATTACCCGCTCCGCGCAGGATGCCCACTCGGTTGGGTATCCCATGAGCCAGAGGCTGAATCGTGGGTTTAACTGGCCGCGCTTTTCCATCGGAACATCGGATAGAGACTGTGTTCGCCCAAGGATCAAGGTCACAGGGTCGTCCTGTTTCTTGTTGGGGTTCCACCTGAAGGCTGAGTGATCCGAGTCGTGTTTCATCGGGCAGTTGGGTGTCGGCCACGGTGCCAACTGAACTGCCCCCGGCAACTTCAGCGCAATCTTGTGTGTCCCGTCCGGGTTCTTGCCCGAGTAGCAGTGAGTGCTTCCCGATGTGTCGTTTACCAGTGGAGTCGGCCACGAACCACAGTCGTTGCCGGATGTGCGGTGCCCCGACGCACGCAGCAGGAAGACCAAGCGCCCCGAAGGCGTAACCTTCTCCTTCCATGTCATCTTGAACAAGGTCGAGCCACTTGTGGTTAATCGCTGCTTCAACCTGCTCACCAAAGATGACTGGAGGTCTGCACTCTCGGATGAGATGGAACCATGAAGGCCATAGGTGCCGCTCGTCATCAAACCCATCGCCTTTGCCTGCCGTGCTGAAAGGTTGGCAGGGGCAACTTCCGGTCCACACAGGTCGGTCCTCGGGCCATCCGGCGAGTTGCAGGGCGAGGCTCCACCCTCCAATGCCTGCGAAGAAGTGGACCTGGGTGTAGCCAACCAAGTCGGCAGGGGTGATGTCTTCAATGCTTCGTTCATCAACAACTCCAAAGGGGATGTGTCCAGCGCAGATCAGTTCACGTAGCCATGCCGCTGCGAACGGGTCATGCTCGTTGTAGTAGTTGGCTAGCATCTCAACCTCATCTGATCCACCATCGCCCGACCCTTGTCCACATCGTCAATCACGAACACCATGACCCCCTGGTTCCGCAGACGCTCATGCTCCCGTGCCTGTGCAGGCGTGGGCACCTGACCCGAGCGTTTGAACTCAACGAAGAACATGAACCCTCGGGGGTTGATGTACAGCCTGTCAGGCACTGCTGACCGCTGGGGACTGGTGAACTTGTACACGAGGAACCCCTGCTCCTTGGCATAGGTGCCGACTCGTTCCTCGATCTGTTTTTCGAGCATCTTTTTCATTTCATCCACTCCGGGAATTTGTAAATGCGTTGTTCGGCAATAGCGAAATACTTGGCGTCTTGCTCGATGCCGATGAAGTTCCGATTGGTGTTTACGCAGGCCACACCTGTCGTTCCGCTTCCCATGGTGTTGTCCATTACTGTCTCGCCTTCGTTGGTGTAGGTGCGGATGAGGTACTCCATCAGTGCAACGGGTTTTTGCGTTGGGTGGAGGCCACGCTCACCATCACGGCCTGAAAACTCAAGGATCGTTGTTGGGTGTTTGTCGGCGTATTCTTTACCAGCAGCGCCAAAAGCCACAGCCGCATCGGTCTGCCTAATTGGAATTGCGCTGGATTGTTTGTTCCCCCCCTTCTTTATGGGCGTTTCTCGCATGGTTTTTTGCGGGAAGTAGATTGGCATCTTGTCGCCAAACGCAAACACCAAAACATCCTCATGTATGCGTAACGGCATTCGGTTGGCCTGAACAAAGTTTCCAGCAAACTTCTTGTCCCATACCCACGAATACCTGAAAGCCGTCAGATTTGACGCAGCCAGGGTTGTAGTGAACGGCTGCGAAGCCGTCAGCACAATCGCCCCGTTGCGCTTAATCACACGCCTGTAGTGTGCCCACAGCGGCTCAAACGGAATAACCGAATCCCACTTGCATGCCGTGGTTCCATAAGGTAAATCACACAGAATCATGTCCACCGAACCATCAGGGATTTGCCCCATCAGTTCAAGGCAGTCACCGTGCATCAGATTGATCATGTCAGTCCTTTGGTCAGTTTGTTCACTTCGTTCACGTAGTAGTCAAGGTCGAAGACCACCTTGTCCAGTCCTTTGATGTCGTTGAGTACCTGCACCCCGTAACCCACATGCAGGTCGAAGTAGCGCATCTCGGTCTTACCCTTGAGGGGCGGCATGATCTTGATCAGGGAGGGTCCACCCTTGACGATGGCATACCGGGTGATCCGCTGATGCTCGATGCGCTCATCCCCGTCCATCGTCATCAGGACCGATGACCTCGGCACCTTGGTCCGCAGCAGAAAGTCCATCTTGTCGGGCCAGTTGGTGATGAGGGTGCGTGCATCGGCACCGTTGAGCAGCACCTGTTCTGCGACCTTGGGGACCACCAGGGCGCTCTGGTTCTGGTGCCATTCAAGGTCATGCTCGAACGCGCCTTTGCGTTTGATCATTTCATCCACTCCGGATAGTTGTAAATGCGTTGTTCGGCAATGGTGAAATACTCGGGGTCTTGCTCAATGCCGATGAAGTTCCGGTTGGTGTTTACGCAGGCCACACCTGTGGTACCGCTACCCATGCAGTTGTCCAGAACCATGTCGCCCTCGTTGGTGTAGGTGCGAATCAGGTACTCCATCAGGGCGACGGGCTTTTGCGTGGGGTGTAGTGCTCCGACCTTTTCAGATTCCGATGTAGCAAAATACTGCACGCTTCTCGGGTAGCGATCTCCGTTGTTGTCATTCCTGAACGTGGGGTTAGGTACATCGTTGACAACATCTGATTTGGAACCTTTCTTGGATCGACCTTCGCCTTTGAATGGCTTACCTGGGGTCTTCTGCGGGAAGTACGGTGGCGTCCCCATGCTAAAGACGCACACGTCTTCATGAGCTTTCAGTGGCTGCTTTCGCGCCAGCAGGAAGTTTGATGCTTTCGACTTCTCCCACACCCATTGATACCTGAACGCGTTGAGGTTGCTTGTCACTAGTAGCGACGTGAATGGCTGACTTGCTGTAAGTACGATTGCCGCGCCTGGCTTCGTCACACGCTTGTACTCGGCCCAAAGTGGTTCAAACGGAATCACTGAGTCCCATTTACAAGCCGTGGTGCCATACGGCAAGTCGCACAGAATCATGTCCACCGAACCATCGGGAATCTCCCGCATCAGTTCAAGGCAGTCACCTTGCATCAGATTGATCATGTCATGCTCTCCGCAATGTAGTTGTTCACATCCCTGATCCACATCCGGCTGTACTGAGTGCCTTCGAGGGACAGACCGGTCACCATCTCCCACCTATAACAAACACCCAACGCTTCCACAGCATGGTCCCTGTGAATGTGGTACTCCAGGCCATCGGTGTTGATCATGAGCAGGCGCAGTGTCGGCACCTCCATCAACTGTTCGGCCAGTAGGCACAGCAGTAACTGACCATTGAGCGTGATCCTCATGGTGAACAGCGGATCGTAGAACACGCTGAACTTGTTGTTGGAGTCACCGTAGGTGCCGTTCAGCGCCAGCTTCAGCGTGGCACTCTCGCTGGACTTCTTGGGGTACTTCTTGCGCTGCTCGAACAGGTCGGCGTAGATGTCGCAGAACTTCTCACCCAGGTGCGCCGGGTAAAAGCGATTCTTGATGGCAAGGTTCGGGTAGTACGAGGTCACATCGCGTGACTCGATTACATGAAAATTGTCAGTGCATACCTTCTCACGCTCCACGCTGCCGTGGATACCACCCAGACCAAAGACGAACGTGAACCCGTTGACCGTGGCAGTCAGGTCTTTGAAGACCCCTTTGGTTTCGGTAATCGTCTGTTCTTTGAGCCATGTCAACACCCGTTGAAATTCCGGTTGCTGGAAGTTGATCCAAGGCAATATGGCATCCTTCAGCGCGATGGTGGGTCGCAGGGTCTGCCGTGGTGTGCGACCCTCGGGGCCGACGTTGTAGCACTCCACACCAGCGTTCTCAAGCTGCATGATGAAGTAGTTTTTCCCAATGGAGGTATCGTTCAAGTTCATGAAGTCCCGACCATACCGCTCGGTCAGTTCTTCGCGGAACCGGATCATGTCCAGCGATTGATCGTAGAACATGCGGGTCGCGTGAACGTCGTGCATGTTGTACTCCTTGAGCATGACCACTTGGTCACGGGTCAGGGTGGACCCCACGGGGAACGGTAAGTCCTTGACGCTCTTGAGGCGCATGTTGAACTCCAGCAGCTTCAGACTGGTGGACCGTGCCATGTTGTCGAAGTGGTGAATCTTGAACAGGTCTATCTGCTCGACCACCCGGTCACTCGGGTACACCTGATGCTGGAACCGATTCAGTTCCTGTGACGCGATGATGGCCTGCGCCTTGGCGTACAGGGTCGCGGCATCGGCAGTACACATCCGGTACAGGAGATGCAGGACCGGGTAGTCGAAGCCCAGGTTGTTGAACCCGACCATGCGACCACCAGTGGCCTTGAGATAGTCCATCATCCTGATGATCTGGCTGGACTCGTTGACCCACTCGCTCACCTCCCACGCGCACCGGACACCACTCTGAGCGTGTTCCAGTGCGATGGTGAAGGCGTTGGGGTAGGTTTCGATGTCGTAAACCCAGTCGTTTTCCATGTGTTCACCCGTGAAAAAGACCCCCGACCCGAAGGCCGGAGGAAGACCACTGCGAAGTGATTACTTGAAGAACGATGGGAGGTCGGCAGGTGCGGCGCTGGCACCGAACATGCCTGCCGCTACACTGGTCTGAGCCACGGCACCGAACATGCCGCTCACATCGGGCGCACCATCACCGAACGGGGTGTCATCACCAGCGAACTGGACGGCAACCAAGTCACAACGGATGCCGTTGCCATGCTGGTTCGTTTGAATCCACGGTTTGATGGCAGCGTTCAGTCGGCAACCCCCGTACATCTTGCGTGCAAGGGTCTGGTATGCCATCGTGTTTGCAGGGTCTACAGGCTTGCCATCGGACTGGATCATCTGCGGGGGACGATCATTGCTGGCCGACAGGTAGCAGTTGCCAGGGTATCCGTCATAAGGCGTGAAGGTTTTTTTGTTGACCTTCTCCTCGCCGCGACCGAAGCAGCGCAGTTTGCGATCCGCGAGGATCATGTTCATGACCACAGGTGCATTCCCCGCGAACTTGGCCGTGATGAGTTCCCGGTAACGATTCATGAACTGCTGGAAGCCGGGGTCGCCCTCGGGCATCAGGAAGTCCGCGTTGTACGCGATGCGAACGGTGCCCGTAACCTTGTTCTCGGTGCGCTGGGGTTCGGCAAGATGGGGGAAGGAAAGACGAACATTCGACAGAAAAATAACATCAGACATGATTGACTCCGTACTACGTTAAGACAAAAACGATGGAAGGGTTTCCACCGCACCACCAACCGCGCCGAACAGGTTCGACGCATCCGTGACCACCGCTGGGCGAGGGTCGGACTCCGCTGCCACAGTCGGCTTGCCTGCCAACTTGACAATCAGTTCACGCTCCATCTGGAGCTTCATCTTGTCGCTGACCTGGACCTTCGTGCCGTCACGCTTCTCCCATGTCAACTTCTCGGCCTGCGCTGGACTGATCAACTTGGTCACGTACAAGGCACCAGCGGGGATGCCGATCTTCTTGAGATTGACCACCATCTCGTCCTCGGTGTGTGCCCATGCGCGTGACCCGCGACCATTGACCACCTTCAGGCCGGGGATGGTCTGACCCATCTGCATCCGGCGCAGTGCCTCGGCCTCGGAGGCTTCGAGCAACTGGCGCAGCAGGGGTGCGGCTTCGATGACCTCGCGCAGCTTGTCGTTGGACATCTCGGTCGGCTCGGTCACAGCGGCTTGCTGCACGATGTCAATCGACTTGAACATGCCCACGGCATCCATGACATGTGTGTTCACAGCAGCGCAGCCGCCTTTGGCCTTGCAGAACCGGCACTGCTTCTCACCGGGCACCAGGGGGGCATCGGGAGCATCGGTTGCAGATGCCTTGACCACGATGTCACCGATGCGCGACAGCAGGGACTCGACGCTCAGTTCCCATGAGGTGATGGGCGGCAGTCCCTTCATCGCCAGTTTGGGCTGGATGATGGTCAGAACCATGTGCTTCACAGGGTAGCATCCGTTGACAGGCAGATCGTACCCCGCCAGATGACCCAACGCATAGGCGATCAACTGCTCGTTCTCGACTGCCTCAACGGGAGTGATGCCGTCCTTGTAGTCGATCACATGGGCAGTGTCACCCACGATCACAGTAACGTCCACCGTGCCCCCGAGGTCATCACGACCCACGAGGCGCGAGGGGTCCACACGGCGCTCGGTAGTGACCTCACCACCCAAGTCACGCACATGGTCAACGGCAACCTTGACCCTCTTGGCACGGTCAGCGTCGATGGTGTACGACCCCTCATCGTCAGAGGTGGTCATGCCAACCATCAGTTCGGGGTCCATGCCGGTCACGAGGCACATCTCCAGCAGCGCATGGGTCCGGGTGCCATCAAGGGCAGCGGGTCCGGCATTGTCGGGGTATTTTGCCTCCTCCCGGACTGAGCCGGGGCAGCGGGTCCAGCGGTGTGCGCTGCTGGGGCTGAGTTTGGCGTGCGCCATCATCAAGCCTTCAGAGCCTCGATGCCAGCGTGGAACGCAGCGTACTGCTCCGGCTTCACATCGGTCAGGTTGGACGCGCCCAGCGAGGTCAGGATGTTCTGGATGCCAGCACCCTTGGCAGCACCGATCTGACGGTACACACCCATGACGTAGGACACCAAGCTGGTCGAGTCGCTGAACGGCAGCGCATTGGCAGCGGGTGTCGGTGCGCTGGCGAACACAGGGGGAGGGGGCATGACCGGGGCAGCGACTACCACGGGTGCCGGGGTAGCCACCGGGATCGGAGCAGCGGGTGGTGCTGTGGATACCACGGCAGGGGCAGGGGCAACGGGGGGAGTGACAGAGGTGGCATTGGACTTGTCCAGGGTCTTGATCAGTTCACCGATGAGTACGGACAGGGTTTCGATCTTGGCTTCGAGAGACATTTCAGGTTCCTTCATGGTTGGTTACGTTGAGTCACGTTGAATTAAATTTGCGTGACGGTGCGATCTTACCCTACAATCGCAACCCTGTGCAACTTATTTGCAAATCTTTTTACAAAGGACCGACACCATGATGACCCTCGGACAAATCCGCGACGCCCTCTCCGACCTCAACCTGACCAAGGTGGCAGAGGCGACAGGTGTCAACTATCACACGATCACGCGGCTTGCCAACGGCAGCGCCGAGCCGGGTTATGAGACTGTGAGGCTCATCGTCCTCTACCTTCAGGAGCGTGCCAATCTGGTCAAGACCCCAGTGGGTGAGTGATGTCAGCCGCAAGCAACGTCATCCCCATGACAAGCATGTATCAGGCATACATCGACGCTGGCTTCGCGCTGTGCGAGATCACCTCTGGCAAGGGTCCGACCGGCATGGGCTGGAACCTGAGAGAGAACGCGATCACCAATGCCAGCAGGATCAGCAGTGGCTCGGGTGTCGGCCTCCTACACGCATGGTCTGCGCCGATCACCTGTGCGCTGGACATCGACAACATGGAACACGCGGAGATGCTCCTGGCTTGTCACGGCATCAACCTGCAAGACCTGCTCAACGCTCCCGATGCGGTCCAGATCAACTCGGGCAACCCCGGACACGCCAAGCTACTGTACCGGCTCCCGGCGGCACGTAGCGCACTCCCGTCCAAGCGGTTCAACCTCATCGGTGTCGCCTTCGAGTTGCGCTGCGCCACGGTGGACGGTCTGAGCGTGCAGGATGTTTTGCCGCCAAGTATCCACCCCACCACGCTCAAGCCGTACCAGTGGGCAGGCAGGGGCGACTGGCGGTCGATCCCCACGCTGCCTGAGTCAGTGCTGGCGCTGTGGGACAGTGTGTTGCAGCGCGATGCGGTCAGGACCATCAAGACCGGAGCGCCCATCGACGCATCGTGGTCAGAGGTCATGGGTGCGCTGGAGTCCATCGACCCCGACTGTGGGAGAGAAGAGTGGCTGCACTGCGGCATGGCCGTGCACTACGCCGCCCACCAGCAGGGCAGGGGTGACGAGGGGTATCAGCTTTGGGACCAGTGGAGCAGTCGTGGGTCCAAGTACCAAGGCCAGCGGGACACGACCTACTGCTGGCGCTCGTTTACAGCAGACAAGCCCGGCGGTATCACGCTGGGCACCCTCATGAAGCTCGCCCGTGACGCAGGCTGGGAACGTCCCCCCATCGATGTCACTGACCTGTTCAAGGCCACCTCAGACCCCTCCACCCCCATCCCCGATGCCCTGCCACCCCTCGTTGACCCGCGATCAGCGGAGGTGGTCATCCCTTTGGACCTGGGGCTGCTGCCCCCCGTCCTGGCGAAGCGTGCTGAGGAGGTCGGGTCATCGGTCGGGTGCGATCCAGCGGTGCCCATGTGGGCAGGCATGGCAGCGGTCAGTGCAGCGGTGGATCACCGGACCACGCTCAAACTGACGCATGGCTTCTCTGTGAAGCCCATCGTCTGGCTCATGACCATTGGGTCACCCAGCGACAAGAAGACCCCCGGTGCAACGCCCATGAAGCAGATACTGAAGACCATCGAGAAGGAGGCGGAGCCACAACACGGGAGGGCCATACGCATATGGGAGGCACGGGAGGCCATCGCCCTTGCCGCGAAGAAGCGATACCACACTGCCAAGTCCACCCCGGAGGCATCGCTTGATGCCCTTGGGGGCATCGACAGCATGACGTTCGATGACCTGCCTCCGGAGTTGTCCATCCCCCCGCGCCCGGTCCAGTTGCAAATGGAAGTGACGGACATCACCAGTCAGAAGCTGGCCCGTACCTGTGCGGATCAACCAAGGGGTGTGCTGTGTTACCTCGATGAGATGTCCACATGGATGCAGAAGATGGCAGACCCCAAGACGGGGGAGTCCAGGGCCACCTGGGTCCAGGCGTTTGAGGGGGCATCGTATAAGGTGGACCGTGTGGCCGACGGTGCGATCCATGTGGACAACCTGAGTGTGGCTATCTATGGGAACGTGCAGCCCAAGGTGTTCAAGCAGCACTCCAAGCAACTGATGACCGATGGCCTGCTCCAGCGGTTCCTCTATGTCAAGCTGGACTCAACCCGGACGGGCATCGGCAACCCCATCCCAGAGGAACTGACCAGCGCCCACCAGTGGGAACAGACCATCAGGCTACTGTCTGCCCTGCCAGCGACTGACTACACACTGTCAGAAGGGGCATACCGGGTGTTCCGACAGTGGCAGGAATACATTGAGGAGGTACGCAAACGTGAGAAGCTGCTCCAGTCGTCTGATGCGTACCAGGAGGCCATTGGCAAGCAGGTCGGCCAGTGCGCCCGTGTGTGCCTGATCTGGCACCTTATCGAGTCACCCTGGCAGACTGAGGTGTCAGAGTCCCTGATGGCACGTACTGTCCACTTCATGCGCTCCACGGTCATGCCCACCATGCGCCAAGTCCTTGATGTGTCCCTGTCCGAGTCTTCACTGGACGCATGGCTGAGGGACCACATCCTGACCCGTGCGGACCAGTCCAGCGTGACTCTGCCCGAACTCAAACGAGGTGCCCACTGGCAACTGCAAACGATGTCCAAGTGGGAAGCGGATAGCGCGGTCATGGATGCCATGTCTGATCTGGAGCGTGTCCAGTGGGTTGCCCGTATGGATGACGGGTCAAGAGGTGCCACTGTTACCTGGGCAATCAACCCTCGCCTGATCTCTCAGTTCCAGTCCCAGCGCGATGAGGTCATCGCAGCGCGACAGGCACGGCGCAATGAAATTTACGAGGAGTATCAGAAGGTCGATCCGAACTACCGTCCAAAGCCAGTGTACGGGTACAAGGAAGGGGTCCACGGGGACAGGGAGTGAATGCCCCACAGACCAACGAGAAAGGCCCGTAGTGGGCCTTTTCTCTTGGGGTCTAGGGGTGGGTAGTCAGGACAGTGACAAGACGATCAGGACCACAAGGATAGTTGTGATGATGTGGACCATGATGTTACTCGTGTGACCAGCATTTAACCGCTGCAATGTGTATTGCAGCCATCATCAGGCAGTTGGTCATGTCACGGTCATCCCTATCTGACCAGTGTTCGAGTGCATCCGCCAAACAGAACCAACGGCACCCCGCACCAATGTACGCAACACCACTGACATTACAAACGCACTTTCGATAACCATCTGCATATCCGATGTCTATCGGGTCCAATGCCCTATCACCAAGTCGGCATCCATCGCCAAGTCGGCACCTATCGCCAAGTTGACACCCATTACCAAGTCGGCACTCATTGCCAAGTTGGCATCCATCGCCAAGTCGGCACTCATCACCAAGTCGGCACTCATCACCAAGTCGGCACCCATTGCCAAGTCGGCATCCATCACCAAGTCGGCACCCATTGCCAAGTCGGCACCAATCACCAAGTTGGCAACCATCGCCAAGTCGGCACCCATTACCAAGTCGGCACCAATCACCAAGTCGGCACCCATTACCAAGTCGGCACCCATCACCAAGTTGGCATCCATCGCCAAGTCGGCACCCATTACCAAGTCGGCACCAATCACCAAGTTGGCACCAATCACCAAGTTGGCACCCATTGCCAAGTCGGCACTCATTGCCAATTTTCAGGTGACTCCCTTCACCAATCCATGCCAATCCCGCAGGAGCGATTAACCAACCATCCTCAGATTTCATCCAGGAAGCAGTTACCTTGTTCAGATCAATCATTTTCAATTCCCCAAAAGTTACGAGGGTTACGAGTTACGTTTAATCAAAGCCACCATTCAACCAGTGCCAGCGCAAGCCCGACACCTATGGCAGTGCAAAGAATAAGGTCAAGGGCAATCTGTTTCATTTGGCTTTCCCTTTCATGGGGCGGATGGTGATGTACATGCCATTACCCGCACCTTTTCCGTACCAAAGGCCACCGAACTGATCAACCGCCTGAATGTGGGTGATTCTCGAACCGTACCATCCGGTGCGACTGGTGGAATGCCGGGTTACTGTTGCCAGGATGTTCCCCTTCCAGCCAGTGATGTGTTTACCGTCGCCACTCAGGTATGTGCCAACAGGTCGCATGTGGGCATGAATAGCCATTTGCTCTCGCTCATTCACCCCTTCATCACTGAAGATTTTCCCCGCACCATCAAGAGCATAGTTAAAAGTTAACCCATCCTTCTCAACAGTGAACTGTTTACCAGTCCAGGTGCATGTGACAACCTGACCGACTTCCAAAACTGTATGTGCCATCTCCATCTCCTACAAAGTAGCCGACTGAACCGCAGTCGTGACGGTTTTCCTTCTGTACGCTCTGACCGGACCTGCACCAACGCTCTCACGGAACGCCCTTACAGCATCTACAGCCGCTTCCCGCGTCTTGAAGCTACCCAGGCTTACCCGGACGCCTGCGATGCGCGTAGCGGCCTGATAGGTGCCCCCTGTGCCCAGTCCAGCGCGTTCCAGGTTACTGATGTGGTTGTTCCACGGGTTGCCGTCCTTGTGCCTGATGCGCGTTCCCTTGGGTAGTTCTTCGCCGGTCTGCTCTTTCCATGCCAAGTGGGTAGCGTTCATCAGGACACCCCCAATCCTTACCATGACAGTCCCCTTGACCAGTGTTCCTGTCGGCTGGGGGTCGATGCGCAATCCCCTGAGATGGTCCGGTGGCCTGTCCACGATGGCGTTCCAACCATCGTAAGTTGTGGGTTTTGCTGTCCACAGTGGTTTACCCGTGGTGGGATGGTCTGGAATTTCCCCTTGCTTGGCGTGATGGTAATCACCACGGTCTATCGATCCGTCCCTGCGGGTGATCTTGACCATGTAGGTGCGGTGGAGGTTTCCAGTCACATCATTGAACCAAAGGCCCTTGATGCGCTCTTTGTGAACAATGACCTTACCTGGATCGTTCACACCAAAGAACTCATCTGCCTTGCGTTGCTTGCGGGTCTTCATATTGTCTTTTTGAGGTTGATTGTTACGCTGATGTCTATGTTACCATGTTCTAATGAAATCACACTAGCCACTGGAGTTTAGGTATGTCTATAAAAACCAGGGTGCTCTGGAAATGATAGCAAGGTTTCTATTGTGGCTGGGGCCTGGGTTGGGATTTTATGGGTGTCATTTCAACTATTATTGAAATGACATTTCTATATATTCCTGGGCAATGGTTGGTGTGAAATTGTTAGAAGCTGAGAACATTAAACATCAGTAACAATTACCCAAAAACCCACAATTCACGCCCCAACTGGACGATCCTCAGAACCCAGAACCTTCCTGGGTTCCGGCGGTTCTGGTCAGTCCGTATCACCCTTTACGATTGCGTCCAGGATCGTTGCCTTCAGCGTTTCATCTTCGATTGACGCGGCAGACCAGAAGTTGTTAAGAGCACCGACACAATCGTCGAAAAAGTCTTTGTAGGGGTTGTCTACCATCGACTCGATTGTCCCGCTGGTCAACCCTTCGATAGCCCCGTCAATCGCTTTGGAAGCATCTAGGGGCCCGTCAGACGCTTCGATCATGGTGTCCAATGCTGAACCATTGATAGCGTCCAAAATCGACTCATAGGCCCTTAAAACGTCGATCACCTCCTCGGTGCTGACGCTTGAGGGATTGACGTAGAGACGCTCGGACAATGGAGCGTTGATACTAAGTGTGGTGCTCATGATCTGGTCTCCTGGGTTATGGGTTGCCAACAATAAGAGTGTGTGATTCAGTGTCCCACTCACGGACCTTAACAAAATACTGGTGTGGTGCAATGCGGCGGCACACCCACAACGGATTATTTGTTTTCTTGCGTGAGTTTCTGCGCCACGCTTTCAGTAATTTGGCGGCACGCTCACGGGTCATGGATTTATCAAGAATCGGCGCATGATCGTTCCATGCACCATAGAAGATGTCGGTTTTCATGGTCAGTCCTTCGAATGAATGTTATTGAACACAAAGCAGTAGCTACCGTCAGGCAGACAGCCGCCGTGAAGATCACCGTAATAAGGTCCGGTCCATCCGAGCTTTTGCGCCAGTGCTTCGGCAGCGGCACGATACACAGCTTGCCCGCTCAGTTCGTGCGGATAACCGATGGTCAATGATCCGGCAGCACAGGTTGCCTTGATGCGTGATCCCCTGGTATTGGTGCAGGGAAGATATTTAACGTGAATGGCTTGCATGATGGGTTTCCTTCAAGGTTGTTTGATTACGCTGGATTCCACTCACTAGCATTGTCTTGAGTGATATAAAACGATTGATGAAGTCCGTACTTCACGGGCAGCTTGAACTCATTAGGACGGGTTTTCCAGACTTGGCATTTACCCATTGCGCGGCAGCGTACGGGTTGACCATCTGACCCCTTAAGGGTTGCGTGCTCGAAGTGGCGCAGGGTTTGAGCTTGGGACTTAGTGATCATGGTGAATTACTCCAGGGTTACGGGTTGTAGACGCGGATAACAATGCAACATGCGTGCCAACTCAATAACATTGATAAATGAATACCTAAGTACACACATTCCAGGACAAAGTGACAATAAGTGTCACATTGAATAGAACGATAAATGTCACATTGACAATATGTGTCAGTGTGTCTCGATGTCTCGACTCGCCGCAGCTTGGCGCACCTCGACCTCTCGACTCGCTGCGTCCTGGCTTGCCTTGAATTTCCGAGAGGGGTAGGGGTGGGGGTAGGCAGGGCCTTGGCTCTGCGCTGCTGAGGCTGGAAGGACCCACAGACAATTTTTTCATTTTTCAAAAATCCCGAGACACTCCGTAACACGAAACTACGCACACCCCCCACCATCCCCACAAGAAGCACAGACCCGTGTAATATCGTGGTATGACCCAGCAGACTGCTAAATAAAGGACATCTCAATGACATGCATGTGGATAGATACAGAGTTCAATGAATACAAGGGTCAGTTGATTTCGCTGGCACTTGTTGCTCAGGATGGTCGGGAGTGGTATGGGGTTCGGTTTTGCGATGACCCTGGTTGGTGGGTTGGAGAGCATGTGATACCCCACCTTGGTAAAGACCCTCAACGTGATTCCGAACTGCGAGAATCGTTATCCCAATTCCTTGCTGGTTTTGACAGTGTTCACATCATCTCTGACTGGCCGGGAGACATCGCACATTTCTGCAATTTCCTTGAGTACCGTCCCGGCGACCGTATTGGCCCAGACACCATGACTTTTACAGTAACTCGTGACCTCCCTGATACATCTACAACATCAGTCATTCCTCACAACGCCTTGGAGGACGCTCGGGCACTGGCGAAAGCATCCTCATGACCCAGCAGGCACCCACCACCACTCCCCAATGGTTACAGGCACTCACCCCTGACCCCCTGCCTGACCCATCCCCTCCACTCAAACCCCCATCCCAGTTGGAACTGGCACTCCTACGCAAGCAGGACATGCTGGACACGTTCGAGAAGATATTCGACCCAGCGATGGAAGCACTCGCTGATGGCACGAGCATCGTCAAGTTCCTCCAGAGCGACCACCGCTACCTGTCCGCTGGCCGGTTCATGAGGTGGATCATGGACGACCCGCAGAGATACAGGGCATATCTGCGCTCCCATGAGGTGGCGATGGAGTTGATCAGCAACGACCTCATCCCGATTGCCGATGGCAAGGACGACCCGATGGAGGACGTTGCGCGGTCCAAGCTGCGGGTGGACGCACGCAAACTCATGATGGGGTTCAACGCCAAGGACCGGTTCACGACCACGACCAAGGTGGATGTGACGGGCCACCAGAGCATCTCGCTGGTCGGGTTGATGAAGGACAGGGAGCAGCAGGGGATTGCGATGGTGGAGAGGCTCAACAACCTCCTGCCACCGACCGACGCGACGATCAAGGCGGACAATCCGTACCAACTGACCGACCCCACCCTCGACCCCACTGACCTTGATGACGAGGATGCACCCTGATGGCCAAGTCACTGGTATCGACCCCGCAGCAGGAGCAGGAGCTGCTCGAGCAGATCACATCGCCCCTGTACTGCAACAACCCATTGATCTTCGTCATGTCCGTGTTCCCCTGGGGCGTGCAGGGGACACCGCTGGAACACTTCACCGGACCCCGTGAGTGGCAGCAGAAGGTGCTGGTGCAGATTGGACGGCATGTGGCGTCGAACCACGGCAAGGTGGACTTCAACGCCATGAGGCTGGCGATAGCCTCAGGGCGCGGAATTGGGAAGTCCGCACTGGTGGGGTGGATCATCCTGTGGATGCTGTCCACGAGGATCGGCTCCAGCGTGATCGTCAGCGCCAACAGCGAGAACCAGCTTCGGTCGGTCACATGGGCCGAGTTGATGAAGTGGTCCACGATGGCATCGAACTCGCACTGGTGGGAGCCATCGGCCACCAAGCTGGTCCCGGCAGCGTGGTTGACCGAGATCGTGGAGCGTGACCTCAAGATCGGCACCCGGTACTGGTCCGCAGAGGGCAAACTGTGGTCCGCAGAGAACCCTGACGGGTACGCTGGGCCGCACAACATGCTCGGGATGTGCGTGATATTCGACGAGGCGGCGTCGATCCCGGATGGCATCTGGTCGGTTGCGGGGGGCTTTTTCACGGAGAACACGCCGAATCGGTTCTGGTTCGCGTTCAGCAACCCCCGGCGCAACACGGGGTACTTTTTCGAGTGCTTCGGCAAGAAGCGGGACTTCTGGACCACGGACAACATCGACGCGAGGAGCGTGGAGGGCACCGACAAGGCGATGTACGAGCAGATCATCGCTGAGTTCGGTGAGGACTCGTACCAAGCGCGGGTTGAGGTGTATGGTCAGTTCCCTCTGGACGACGAGGGTAGCTTCATCTCGCCCACTTTGGTCATGCAGGCGTTCGCCCGTAAGGCGCACAACGACCCGTCAGCGCCCATCATCATGGGGATCGACCCGGCACGCAGCGGCTCGGACAGCACGGTGATCGTGGTGCGCCAGGGACGCGACATCGTGGCGATAGAACGGCACTCCGGGGACGATACGATGCGCTCCGTGGGTAATATCATCGACGCCATCGAGCGTTACAAGCCCCAGATGACCTGCATCGACGAGGGTGGAGTGGGCGCTGGCATCTATGACAGGCTGATCGAGCAGCGTTACAAGGTCCGAGGGGTGAATTTCGGGTGGAAACCCAAGAATCCCAAGGCGCACTTGAACAAAAGGGCGGAAATATGGTGCGCCATGCGCGACTGGCTCAAAACTGCCGCGATTGAGGAGAATAAGCGCCTGATGGCCGACCTGACAGGGGTCCGGGTGATGTTCACCTCATCCGGTGCCATCCAGTTGGAGTCGAAAAAGGACATGAAGGCACGGGGCTTACCCAGTCCTGACATCGGGGACGCGATTGCTGTAACTTTTGCTTTCCCTGTCGCCAGAAAGGACTATACTTCGCCCGATACACCCCGTCCCAAGGTCTACGCAGGGCATCGGGGACCAATGGTTGCATCGTCATGGATGGGTCACTGATGGCTGAGAAAGACAAAGACCTCCTTGCTGCCGCTCGTGATCGGATGACGCTGGCAATCTCAGCATGGTCTGAGACACGCGAGGACGAGATTGACGATCTGCGGTTCTACGCAGGCTCCCCGGACAACCACTGGCAGTGGCCTGCCGATGTGCTGGCAACCCGTGGGTCGGTCCAGGGGCAGAGCATCAACGCTCGACCGACCCTGACGATCAACAAGCTGCCGCAGCACGTTCGCCAAGTCACCAACGACCAACGTCAGAACCGTCCCAGCGGCAAAGTCATACCCGCCGACGACAAGGGTGACGTTGAGGTCGCTGAGATTTTCGACGGCATCGTGCGGCACATCGAGTACATCAGCGATGCTGATGTGGCGTACGACACCGCCTGCGAGAATCAGGTGGCCTATGGCGAGGGTTACATCCGCATCCTGACCGAGTACACCGACCCGACATCGTTCGATCAGGACATCAAGATCGGACGGGTGCGGAACTCGTTCAGCGTCTACATGGACCCGATGATCCAAGACCCGTGCGGCTCGGACGCACAGTGGTGCTTCGTTACAGAGGACATCCCCGTCGATGAGTACGAGCGTCAGTACCCCAACGCGCAGCCCATCTCATCGCTTCAGGACCAGGGTGTCGGGGACCAGTCGGTTTCACAGTGGGTCAACGACAAGACGGTCCGGGTCGCTGACTACTACTACATCGAACACACCAAGAAGACCCTGAACCTGTACTACGGCAACGTCAGCGCACTGTCAGGTTCGCCCGAAGACAAGCAGATGGTGGCGCTGGGCATGAAGCCTGTCCGCTCCCGCGAGGTCGATGTCAAGCAGGTGAAATACTGCAAGATCAACGGGTTCGAGGTGCTGGAGCGCAACGACTGGGCAGGCTCGCACATCCCCGTGGTGCGGGTGATCGGCAACGAGTTCGAGGTGGACGGGCGGCTGTACCTCTCGGGCATCGTCCGCAACGCCAAGGATGCCCAGCGCATGTATAACTACTGGACCTCTCAGGAGGCAGAGATGCTGGCGCTGGCACCCAAGGCACCGTTTATCGGGTACGGTGGGCAGTTCGAGGGCTACGAGAACCAGTGGAAGACTGCCAACACGACCAATTGGCCCTATCTGGAGGTCAATCCAGACGTTACAGACGGTCAGGGGGCCACCCTGCCACTACCCCAGCGGTCACAGCCCCCGATGGCCCAGAACGGGTTGATTCAGGCCAAGATGGGTGCGTCCGACGACATCAAGGGTGCCACCGGGCAATACGACAGCAGCCTTGGGGCCACCTCCAACGAGCGCAGCGGCAAGGCGATCCTCGCCCGTGAGCGTCAGGCCGATACCGGCACGTACCACTACGTTGACAACCTCGCCCGTGCGGTGCGTTGCGTCACCCGGCAACTGGTGGACCTGATCCCGAAGATTTACGACACCGAGCGCATCGCCCGGATCATCGGTGAAGACGGCACCTCGGACATGGCTCGGGTAAACCCTGACCAGCCGGAACCCGTCAAGAAGATCGTGGACGAGCGCGGCATCGTGATTCAGAAGGTGTACAACCTCGGGGTCGGCAAGTACGATGTCTGTGTCACCACGGGTCCGAGCTACATGACCAAGCGGCAGGAGTCGTTGAACGCAATGACCGAGTTGCTTCAAGGCAACCCGGAGTTGTGGACGGTCGCTGGCGACCTGTTCATCAAGAACATGGACTGGCCGGGTGCCCAGGAGATGGCGAAGCGGTTTGCCAAGACCATCGATCCCAAGTTGCTCGGTGACGAGGACGAGTCCCCCGAGATGCAGGCAGCGAAGCAGCAGATGCAGGCGATGGGGCAGGAGATGGAGCAGATGCACCAGATGCTCCAGAACGTGCAGAAGTCCTTCGAGAACCGCGACCTTGAGATTCAGGAGTTCGAGTCGAAGATCAAGGCATTCGACGCTGAAACCAAGCGGATTTCAGCAGTTCAGGCTGGTATGACCCCCGATCAGATGCAGGACATCGTGATCGGGACCATCCACGCCATGATGAGTTCCGGCGACCTTCGCATGGCACAGGACGACATGGAGCGTGAGACTGCGGAGCCGGGAGAGGCACCAGAGGCTCCCGGTATGCAAGAAGCCCCACAAATGGCACCGGAAGTGCCACAATCACCCCAAATGATCCCAGGAGCCTGATATGGAACTATTGAACCCTCTCAACGACACCACCTTCCCCGCGCTGTCGGTCGCGTACACCGGGACCGCTGGCAACACGGCAACGTGGCAGGCAGGTCCCCAAGGTGTCGTGATCTGGTCGGATCAGGCGTGTTACGTGGCGGTGGGTGAGGGTGCTGTGGCGACCACGGCATCAACCCCGATCCCTGCCAACAGCCCGATCCCGTTCAAGGTGCCCGAAGGCACCGGGGCACCGTGGCGCGTCAGTGCGATTCAGGTCAGCACGGGCGGCACCGTCTACGCGAAGCCGGTCAATATCCGATGAGCTACGGGGTTGCGCTCCGCAACGGCGTCCCCTTCACCCTCGGGACGATTGCGGCGCTGTGCGTGAACGCGACGACACAGTGGAATCCGCTGTCCCTCTGGCCCGACGGCATCCTGTCTCCGGGCATGTGGATCAGCCCCCGCATGCTGACCTCGCAATGGCAGGACTACACCGGCACCACGCCGGTTGCCACGCCGGGGACGGTTGCGGACAGCGCGAATCCGGTGGGGTTGGCGTATGACTTGAGGGCTGGAACGCCGGTGCTGGGGCCGGAACTGGTGGTGAATGGCGACTTCAGTAGCGGGATGGCGGGGTGGACATTGGCGGGATACACGACCGCCGGAACGCCGTCCGGCGGGTCTGTGCGGTTAAGCGGAATTGCACCCGGTACAAACTTCAACGAGCTTGCTTACCAGACGCTGACCACAGTAG